GTCTTTCTTAGTGTATTCAAAGTCATCTTTATCTGCTTTCGCTTTAAGGAATCGTTTAGGTACTTTGCCCCAGTATTCAGTAATCTTTACAGAGTCTGATTCATCTGCAAGTTTTGTGTCTGGATCGAAACCAAACCTCACCGTGTCGTAGCTACCGTCAAGGGGAACATCACGATAAATGCCTGACTGAATTCCTTCAATAACGTGGTATCGAGGTTTGATTACCTCGTGAGCGACACCAAGTGCTTCATCGATTGAGTTTGCGGAGGGGTCGATGAGGAATTCTTTGGGTGAGATTGGTTCGACACGCACATCTATGGACGGATATTCTACGATTTGACGCGTAGAAGTAAGAGTCCCTTCAACAGGGACTTGTGCAGGAGAGCGAGTTATTGTCTGATCGACAACGATCTTACCAATACCCGTGCCATATATTGCACCGTTCAAAAAGACCTCACATACTGCATCTTTCACGCCAGCACCCTCTAAATCTTCTTGTAATAAGTTACGCACATAATCTGCGTCTGAGCTATCTTGGTCTAAGACATCATCTTTGATGTCAAACCATTTACCACGACCAAAGGTGGCTTCTTCTAATTCTGCTACAGAGGACTCTACTGCTTGCTGTAGGGCAGGGGCAATAAGTCTTGATTTTTCTGATTGTCTTGTTTTATCGCCATCAACCCAAATACCTCTCCACAGACGATAATATTCATCCCATTTATGGGTGTAGTTAATGTCTCGGTGATTGCGCCAGCTATCGAGTCGATATGTGAGCCAGCTTGCTAGGGCTTGATAGTCAGATTCGTTACTATCCATATATTTCCACAGTTCAAAAATTTAGTTTTGTGTGGAATTGTCAGCTAGAGTGCTGTTCCTTTGTATTACCGCTATCCAGAAGGGATAGTTATGGTTAGGGAATTGATTTGATACGAGTGTATCAATATGGCCTATTTTACCATAAAAACCACACAAAATGTAGGGTTATTAGTGAATCATATCACTAATATTTTCAACTTCGATAACACCGTCCATAAGCATCTTGCAAATGGTTAAATCCACAAGGTCATCATTGGATTTAGTCTCTGGGTGCATCTCCTCAGTCATATTAGCGATCACCTGGCAAGCAATGGCGTACCTAGACACCAAATTTTTGGTTGTGTCACTATATTCGACCAATTCATCGAACTCTTCTTCGTCTAAATCATCTATGTTTCTGTACATCTTCTTCCTCTTTGATTGAAACCGACTGAAAGCCAGCTTTTTTTAAAAATTCTAATACTGTTAGTTGTGATTGGTGAACCCAGAACATCTCAGTGTGCATATAAGCTCTTTTAAGGTTCTTACAGGCTTGTATGGCTTCTTCTATGTCTGCTTTCATTAATAGCCACTAACGGAGTCCATCGGCTCCCAATCATCTTCAAGTTCAATTGAATGGGCGAAATCTGCTACTGATACCTGGTCAATATAAGCAAGAGCATCGAGCATGTCATCATGGCTAAGACGGTTTGGAAAATCCACCATCTGTCCTACAAATGGCCTCCAATCTCTATCTTCATTAAAGGTGATTTGGCCGTGTTCCATTCGACCTTGTAATGCCCAGGTGATACGGTCGTTCTTCTTCTTACCACCGTGTCGCATTTCAATGATGGAGACAAACGTACCTTCGGTACGCATTTCATCTTCAAGGTAAGGTAATATGGCGTTGCGTAGAGAGCCTGTTTCAATGCCTACTGTAGAGGACTCGCAGAGAATGGCTGATTTGAGTATTTTCTTGGCTGTTTCCTTGATATTCCATCTGCCGTGGAGGATGTCTTTGACCCACCACTTATCCCTATCTATCTTGACGATGGCAATAGCCGTTTCGTCCAATCTACTTCTTTTTAGGTTTCTTTCTGTTTCAACCGCTTCAAAGCCAGCAGGGTCAATAGCAATAACATAATTTCCTTGTTCTGGTTCTTCAGAGGTCTTGAACCACTCTTCTTTGAAGATTCCCCCTGAGAATGTTTCAAATGATGCCTCGAATTCCTGTCTAAACGACATGGTGGACATTGTTTTCTTGGCAGCTTCTATTTCCTCGTCTGGTATGAATGGGTTATCTGTTGAGTTGTATTGAAACGCATCCCAATCGTCATCATCATGGGCATCTTTGTACAGATCATAGAAGTGATTCTTACCCGCAGGTGTACCAATGAACATGGCACCACCTTTTACATCGGCAAGGGTAGGGCGAATGATTTGTTCCCACACTACGGGCTTCATGGAGGCATATTCATCTAGCACAACGTAAGATAGACCAACACCACGGAGCGTATCGGGTCTGTCTGAGCCTTTAAGGTATATCTTGCGACCATTAATCAGCGTTAGAACAGCCGTATTCTCATGTGCTGCTGCAATCAGGTCTTGACCTAACTCTTTTAGCATCCCCCACATAATGTCTTTGGATTGCTGAAATGTAGGACCGATGTAGAACACATCTTTGCTGTCAGATTGTAGGGCTTTAATCAGTAATATCCAAGCAGCCAATCTTGACTTGCCAAAACGTCTACCAGCAGCAACAATCTTAAATCTCTTATCCGAGTGGAAGATTTGAAGTTGGGCAGGGTGTAGGTCTACGTTTAGTTCAGCCACGCTTATCCTGCTCTAATACAAGCAAATCTCCAAGATAATCAAGCATCTCCAAGAATCTATCGTGAAGTTCGTTTTGAAATTGTGTATTACCATTAGGTAGTGACTCCAAATGATCCTCAACAACAGTCAATATGTCGATTAGCAATCTTTCTTCTTCGCTCATTCTTCCTCCGCTATATTGATAATTACTTCGTCCTCATCCTTCTCTTTTGGATTAACCAGTTTCTCTTTTGGCGTAGATAAAGCTCTTTGTTCAATTGAATCAATTGAAGCAACATTAATAATGACTTGAGAATCACTTTTTGTTCTATTTGGGTCAACGGCTTTATGGACTGGTAGAATTCGGTCAATACACATCTTCAGGCAGTGAACATCGCCTTCTAATGCCTTTTCAATTACTTTATCAACGATCTCTGGACCTTTAGCACTCATCACTTCTCTAGCGAGGGCGGTGTACTTATTAACTGAGCCTTTGGGTCTACCTGCGGGATTAAGGGGTTTCATTCCCTTGTACAGGGCAGGGTTGCCTTTTCTTTTCTTTTTTTCAGCCATGATTCGACTAATGGAGAGTGGTATTTAGTGGAAGGAGGGGTGGTAGTTAGGCAATGGAGGGACCTAACTACCTGGGGGTATTGAACACACTGGGGGAAGTGGTTCAAACTTGTCTCTATTTTACCATTAACCACACAAATAGTGTGTGTATAATTGAACTATATTTACACATCGAAAACCCCTACCACAACAAGGATAAACCCATATGACAAAAGATTCTATTAATCCAGACCACTATAAATCCCACCCTTCAGGTATCGAAGCAATACAGATAACAGAGCATATGAACTTCTGCCTGGGTAATGCCCTCAAATACATATGGAGGGCTGACCTAAAGCACAACGATGACGGAATAGAGGATTTAAAGAAAGCAATGTGGTATATTGATAGGGAGATACAGAAACGCTCATAATGGTATGGACGTTATATGGACGTTTTAATCCAAACTCCGCCTATATAGGGTAATAGTTAAACATTCTTCTATATAGACTCGAGGTAAACATTAAGATTCTTCTGCTGAGTGAGTTGTTTTAGGGTTATTTTTGAAAGTTCATTTCTTGTGGGGTGGGGGGTATAACAATAAATTCCCGAGAGATCCAATGGGTCCCTCCTATGCACTACACCCTGTACCACAGTAAGGGCCTGGTCATAAAAGTGGCTAGAATCGAAGATATGGGACTCTCAGGGCTATATAGATCACCAGTTAAGCAATAATAACCATTAAATGAATGGCTCGGGCCTGTGTTTGGCCTACTGTTGGGGCTGTGAGGGGGAATGAATATGAGTTGGGTAATGAACCCATAAGCATTTAATCCATAGACTATATTAATCTGTCCGATCCTATCAACAACCATCATCAATAGTGTTAT